CTCTTGTCTCGAATAACGCGATGTATTTGGGTGTTGAGCATTTTGGATTCCATACTCTCAAAAGCAATCATCTTGCTTTGTAGATAAGAATGCCAACCCAATACGCCAATACCAAGAGCACGTTGATTTTTAGCAAAATTATGAGCGGCCTTGAGGAATGGAATATTTTCAGTTGCATGAATATAATCTTCCATCACAGCATCGAGGAAGTATGTCAGTGTTTCGACTGCATCCGTTGTCTTCCAATCGTCATAATGAAGCAGGTTCATAGACGATAGATTACAAACAAATGTTTCATCTGGTGAAGAACTCAAGCAGATTTCGGAACAAAGATTGGAAGCATATATCTTCATCTTCTTGTCCTTGTATACTTGAGGAGCATTATCATTTACGTTGTCACTAAAGAAAATGTAAGGATATCCAGACTCGAACCGTTTCTTAAGAACCTTGGCCCAAACACCCCGAGCATCCTTGTCCCCATCAATCATCTTGCGCATGAACTTATTGCTTACGCAAACGCCAATGCTCAAATCTTGAATAGCATGACCTTCTTCGCGAATACCAAGGAATTCCATAATATCCGGGTGGTCAATCGGCATATATGCTGCAAATGAACCGCGACGAACGTTTGATTGTGAAACCACTCTCGTCACGCTATCAAACATTTCCATGAAATGAACAGGACCGGAACTGGTTCCTCCAACGCTAATTGGAGTGCCTCTTGCACGCAGTTCTCCAAAGTATCCAGAGGTACCGGCACCGTACTTTGTGAGCATACCAACCTCGGCAGTTTTTTCCAGAATAGAAGTCATTGTGTCAGACACATATGAACCGTTACACGAAATAGACAATCCGCGACCATTTCCAAAATTTGCCCATATCGGAGATGATAAACTATACCATCCCTTATGCATATATGCCTCGAACTTGTCGGAAAATCCTTTTTTCTTTAGAATTTTTTCTGCCGCTTTTGCGATTTCGTGAATTCTTTCCTCGGCGGTTTGGCCTTTGGGAAGATATCCTCGTTCAAGAAATGTGACAGAATCTTTGTTTAACCAGTAAATATCCTTGCTCATATATATTAAAATAAATCGGTTGCTTGTATTGATTGCGTTTTTTTGGAATACTCTACGGGACGCTTGTGAAAGAAATCCGTCATAGTGTTTCCCATTACATCCTCATCCATCCACATAGTCAACTCAATAATTTCTTGCGGTACATCAAAAATTTTCTTGAAGCCAATCATTTCTAGCGAGTCGTTCAATCTTCTTTGTACGTATCCTTTAAGAATATCGGCACTAATTTTGTCGTCTTTATAATCTCCAATCATCCAATCTATCAATTTTGATTCGGCATTGTATGATTCTTCTGCTTCGTGTAAAATACGAGCTTCAAGTTCCGCGTCAAATAACTCCGGCAATTCTTGTCGAATTGTATTTATAATTTTTACACCAGCAAGACCATGAAGTGTTTCTTCTTTTGCTGTATATGCAACTTGTTGTGCTGTATCTTTTAGTAGACCTTTATAACGATTAAACCAATTAATAATATAAAATTGACTAAATAGAGATACGTTTTCTACATATAGCGTAAAAAGAGTCAGCGAATATATATACTGTTTACGAGAATCTGTGTAATTCTTGTCTAAATATTTGCGCAAATATTTGACACGCCCTTGAATAATATCAAGTTTTAAGTTTTCTTCAAATACGTCTTGCATTTGCAGCACTTCGAGTAGTTTTTCGTACGCATTATTGTGAATAACTTCGATGTTTGCCATCGTTATTCCCAAATCGCTCATGGCTGGATGTGGTAATACATCGCCCAATTTGGCCCAAAACTTCTTTACTGATATCTCAATTTGTCCAATTGCGCTCAGAGCATTTTTAATAATCAACTGCTCTTGTGCGGTCATTTCTGTTTTATATTGTTGCAAGTCGGACGTAAAAGTGAACTCGTTTGGAGTCCAATGTCCAGCCCACATGGCGTCTATGTATTCTTGTGCCCAAGGATAGCGGTTCGGTTTGCGTGCGATTTGTTCGTCAAAAATTGTCATGTTAAAGTTTTTTGTATTTAAAGGTGAAAATAAGTAGTTATTAAAAAAATAAAATTGGAAAATATATTTTTTAATTTTTTCTTATAAATCTGCGTTTTCTCCATTTTGCTTTTGGCGCGATGCATTCCACTTCGCCTTCAATGAACTTTTCACGGTATTTTCATCGCCTTCCATAATAGATTTAATTCCCGTGGATTCTTTTGAATCCGCGTCAAATAAATCAATCTGGCCGTTTCCAGTGTCCATTTTGGCATAAAGTGTAATTCCATCCGGACCAAATCGGTTTTTTATAATATGGCACCGGGCGGTATTATTTGCTTTATCCTGCACATTTCTCGAAACGCTGATGACAAAGTCCGCAGTCATAATCTTTCTATAACTGTCCGCGATGTTGTGAGCTTGAACGACGTCCTCTTGGCCACCGCCACGATTGGTCTGAGATGCTGTCCAAACCGGAATCTGTAATTCTCCAGCCGCTTGGCGCAATTCTTCGTATATACCACCGGCCTCAGAATAACTGTTGCTGTTCTTTTCTTTCTCAATTGGTCGAAGAATGTCGGCGTAATCCACGATCATTTCATCAATGCGGATTCCCTCTAATACCTGTATTCTTTCTACATGGAATTTGAGTGATTGTGCACTTACCGTTTTAAGAGGGAAATATTTGACAAATAGTTTACCTTTGATTCCCTTGATTTTTTCGGCAACCTCGTCCTGTTTATATTTAATCTCTTGGAAGTTGATTCCCGTGAAGCAGCAGTCATACCGAAGGCCAACATAATTTTCATTTAACTCTAAGGTGAAATGTGCAATATTTTTGCCTTGTTTCATGGCGCGGGCTCCGAGTGAGCACAACAGCCAAGATTTGCCAATACCAGCAGGGGCAACTACAATGCCAAGTTCTCCCGGCCCGAGTCCACCATCCAACAATTTATCAACCGGTGCCCATCCCGTAGAAATAGTTTTTCGGCACATTTCACTCATGCGCGTTGCTATATCGACGTGATAATTATGGCCAAGGTTTCGTTCCATGCCCGCTTTCATTGCGCCGTCAACTAGGGACTTAATCTTTTCGTATTCACCACTCTTCAAGTGGTCAACGGAGTCCATGATGGCACTCTTCAATTTTTGATTTTTGCAAAATTCCAAAAATTGTTCTCTCACGAATTGCAAATCTTTTTCAGAAATCTTCGCGTGCACGGACCTAAGTTGTTCCGTGATAGCGGCCTTGAATTCCTCGTTCTCTATGGTTACAATGCGAACCTTGAAAACTTGGAATGTCGGCAAATCCTTGTATTGTATATGATATTGAATAATTTCTTTTAGAATCCAGCGATGGGATTCGTTTTCGAACGCTTCGACATCTATGATGTCAACGACGCGCTCCAAAAAAACTTTGTCGGTTAATATTCCTGCTATGATTTTTACTTGGAATTCCAAGCCAAACTTGTGCAGATTGTCGATGATTACTGGTGCCATAATAAGTTGATGGCTCTATCTTACCCGATATCTGGGCATAGTCAAATGATAAATACTAAACGTTATCGGTGGAGACTTTTTCTAATCTCTTCCGCTCTGGCTTGCATTAAATTCTTCAAGCCGTCGGACTTATTATTTCCTCCGCCGACTATTTCTACCCATCTGGCAATAATCATCTCACCATAATGTATAGAATCTAAGCCGTAATTGCCCAAGTTGCATCCATCATTAGCCTCTATAACAAAATTTTGGCCATTGTTGGTTACACCAACGTCTACCCCGTATGCTACGGGACTTGGCTTGTAATTTCTTACGACTTCTTCCACAAAATTTATGTCTGGTACTATTTGCCACTCGCCATAATAATGCTTAACCGCTAGAATCTCGCCTTCCATGACATAAACACGAAATTCGGACACAATGTCAATTGGGTCAGAAACATAAACAGGCACATCGTCCTTCTTGGTGTAAATTGGAAGTAAATCTAACATCGACTTTAATACCACACCATTGAATTCTTTCGGCTTGATTGGTTTTACAAATACCGGGATCTCGTCATCATTAAACTTTGCCCGCACTTCTCCGAGTGTACTTTTTTCAATTTTTCTGGCGTAGTGCGGATTTAACACCTCTGGATAGCAATCAAACGGTGGATAATTCACACCAAGTTTGTCAATCGCCTTGCGAAATACTGTCACTCCGGCGAACAGGGGTGTGTGTATAGTTATATCAAGTTTATCCAAATCCTTTTCTTCAAAACAAACAACGTCATATCCCAGTGTGTTAAATGCTTCCCACGCACAATAAAAATTGATGTTTGGAAATGTGCCGTTGTTTGTTTTTACGAATGCTTTCATATTATTCTGACGTTGAAAATACTGATAGTGGGTTGAATACTTCATTTACCCACGCTAGATAATTTGGGATGCTCGCTTGCATTTTACGCATTGCTATCTTCTGCATAAATTCTAGCTTATTATATTTGTTAACGTTGTCTACGGTGTCGAAAATTTTCAGTTGTAACGTCGGAGAAAAACTCGGTGTCTTTAATTGCATCAGGTTGTAATTTCTGTCCAAGATATCGGCACTGTCTGCTACGGTTGAGAATACTTTACTCTCATTCACCCGTTCCTTGGCGATAGTCAGGATGGCATCAACGGAAGTTTCTTTGCTGTCCAGTAGGACAGGAAATCTCTTTTTTGCTGTTATTAGTCCGATACCTTTAACACCTCCTATATTATCCGATGTATCTCCTTCGAGGATTCTGTAGTATATGAAGTTTATTGGGTGTATTCCGTATTCATTTATTACGTCTTGAACTCCGTACAATTTCTTTTTTGTGGGGCTCCAAATGGACACTCGGTCATTTACCAGTTGTAAGAAATCCTTGTCTGCGCTCATGATTGTGATTCGTGACGTAGGATACATTTGAGTCGCGATAAATCCAATCGTGTCGTCGGCTTCTATATAATCTATAGCTACCACACTCACCGGCAAAGACTTTAAATAGTCAATGAGCATCATGAGTTGATTTATCATAGAATCCTGTTCGGTCTGTGGGTCGCTCATTTCCTCGTATGCTCGATTCACTCGGACTTTCATTGCCCGTTTATTCTTGTAGTCCGGATATAGTTTCTTTCTTCTCTGCGACCCGCCCTTTCCATCAAAAACAATAATGACCTTCGTGGGAGTTAGTAATTTAATCGCATGTCCGATTGTAGTTAAAAACCCACTCACTCCGCCGACGTGTTCTCCGTTATCGTTAAGAGTTGGGACTACCGACCAAGTGCGTATAAAATTATTGGTACCATCAATAACCAGTATGTCACTATTTTTAGTCCTCGGTGTGATTACAGCCGTGGCGTGCTCCTCTTTTATTTGAGCAAATAGAGACGTAAATTTTTTCTTAGTATCGTTTTCCATGTAATGAGAACCGCGTGGAGGTATTTCACTCCACGCGATTAATTTTTATTCGTCCATGCCCTCACCAACAGCATCAATTTCGATGTCATCGCCAGCGTCGCCAGACGGAGTTCTATATTTCATAATAAACTCATCGCACAGCTTGGTATATAGATAATCTCTACATTCCTGCCTGTCGGCTATCAGTTTAGTGAATTCTTTCTTTTCAAACACCACAGTCTCGGGCTCTTTGCCCTCGACTGTCATGATGAATTGAAGACTTTTCGCTTTCTTATCTTCCTCTTTCTCTGCGTCTTTTTCCTTCTTGGACTTTTTCACGTCGCTCTTTTCCTTCTTCGCGTTCGTGATTACATCCCATTCCAGCAATTTTTCAAGCCAATTTCCATAATTGTCGATACCACGGTCGAAGAAAATATTGAACTCGACGCTTTTCAGTGGCGGTCCCATGCGGTTTTTTATCACCGTACATTTTGTCTTCACGCCAACGACATTTTTGTCAGCAGTCTTGATTTGTCCCACCGGCTTGAGCCGCAATCTAAGCGATGCGTGGTATGCGAGTGCTTTTCCTCCGCTGGTTGTCCACGGGTCTCCGAGACCAACAAACCCAATTTTTTGGCGAAGTTGATTTGCAAATATTAGACATACTCGTTGCTTTGCAATCAATTGTGTAATTTTTCGCATTGCCTTGCTGGTGATGATAGCTTTACCTGTGGCGTATCCATCTACACCGTGGTCCGCCGCCATTTCTTTCAACGTAGACGTGGCCGCGATGCTATCCACAATAATCGTCACTAATCTGTTTTTATTCGCCTTGCGGACTCCCACAATAATTTGCTCAATTGAGTCGAATATGTGTTCTAGGATATTCATGTTTACAATCATCAAGTTTCCCTTGCTGACGTCTACACCAATTCCGGCCAACCAATTTCTTTCAATTGCGCATTCGGTGTCAAATAAAACAGCCATTCCGCCTTTTTGTTGGGTAGCTTTTATTATATGAGCGGCCATCAAACTCTTTCCAGAGCCTTCGAGGCCAGTCAATTCGGTTATTCTGCCGACTGGGATTCCCGCATTTGGTCGATTTGCGATGGACAAATCCACTAAATCGTTTCCGGTTGTAATCCAATCCGTCACTTGCGAGGCGTCTTCATCCTCGTCCAAGAAAAATGCTACCTTTTCTCCTTGGGCTTTGTTAATTGCCTCGGCTAAGACTTCACCAAGATTATCTTGTGAATCCATTTCCACCTCGACGCGTTTCTTCTTTTCAAGTTTTTCTAATTTTTCCATATATGTAAAAGGGTCAATATAAGATACGCCAGCATTGGCTGGCGCATCATTATATCATTTATTATCTATCAGTTAGACTAATTCAACTTTAAGAGTTGAACATGTCATCGAACTCTTGCTTTGCCGCAGTTGGCGATATCGGCGATTTCACCGATGCCTTTGTTGTGGAACTCACAATCACTGGTGCTTCACTATCGTCAACGATTGTTGGAATGGGAGCTTCTTCTCCGTCCGGATTTCCTTCGACGGAATTCACCCACGTATCCATGACTGCGGTCAATTCATCATACGACAGTTCTGGAAATAGTTCCACAATGTTTCGTTGATGCTTAACCTTCTCAAACAGAACCTTATCCGTCGATGCAAATGCCGGAGTTGTATTTCCCCTCGGACGAACAGTTGTTTCCGGGAAGCTCTTACCAGTCTCGGCAGCAGTCTTAAATTCTACAAGAATATCGCGACCAGTATTCAAATCGGTAATATCTCCGAAGTCGGAGTCATTCATGATATCAAGTACGGATTGATATACAGTCTTGCCCATTCCCCAGAATTTTACACCTTCATTTTCTTGTCCGCGCACTAGAATCGGCGCGTATGTTCTTGGTTTTGGGTCCAGCGCCCTAGCTTTGGTCCACTCTTCTTTGCTTGAACTATTCTTCTTAAGTTTGGTTGCAAACTCCACAATCGGGTCCGGTCGACCAAACGACGTAGGGCTCAAGTATGTCTTACCGTTTAAGTTGTAGTGAAACAATAATTCAACGAATGGAAATTCCGGACTGTGCGTATAAGGAAGAAATCTCACCGTGGTTTTTCCCGGAGTTGGCTTCCAGATGCTTGTCGATTTGTTCGAATTTGCTTTCATGCTCTCCAAGCGAGCTTTAATTTTTGATATGTCTAATGCCATAGTATTTTTATTTATTAATGTTTAATGTTTAATTTAGCTAGTTAGTTTCAGTTACCAAATAGTTAATATCCGGTAATATGAACCAAGAATTGCAATTCGTCAATCTATAATAAGATTAATCTTTTTATTAATCAACCGTACTGCATTTCTCGGTTATTAATAAGTATCTAGACGCCAAAAAATCGAACAAAAAATCTCGTTTATAGTCGAGATATTGTTAACAATTTTGTGGGGGTGACGCGGAATTTTCCTCCGCTTGTGGATATGAAAGAGTTTCTGTATTGTTCCCAGTCTACTTGATATTCTCGACCAGACATTCCGCCGGTCTCTGATCTAATCAATTCGTTGAGTGCATTGATAGAATATATTACGTTATATTCTTTTTTACGGTGCACTGACATCGTCCTTGGATAAAACTCAATTTTTCCACGTTTTGCATTGAACGTTAAAAATATGTCATTAAAATCTAATGTGCTCTGTAATACATACACGGCATTTTCGGGTATATCGTAATATTGAACTAACGCACGAACCTCCTGCAAATATGTTTGATATGTAGCAAACGTACACAACAACTGTGTGTCATATTCACGCATTATGCACCATTCTTTTGAGCAAATATTTTAAATTCTTCCCGGTCCACGTTCTTTATTGGAACAATTTCACCGGTCATTCCGACGACCGCCGAAGCTTCTCCCATAGGATTTCTCCATTCTCCGTACGGAACAGAGGTCCAACCTTTTTGTTGGGCGAATTTGGCCGACAGTGCAACATAATCTGGGGCGGAAGGTGTTGGGATTGTCCCGGCACCAACGGCGGAAGTTGCGCCCGGAGTCGCGCCAGATGCCCCACCAGATGCCCCGCCGTTGCCTGTGGGAGCGTTTTTGGTTACATCCGGTGGGATTGTATCAGAAACTCCCGAATTTGCCCCAGAACTCGCTGGTTTTTGTGCCGGTTGCACGACCGCTGGTTTATCAGATGGAGCGGACCCTATATTTGCCGGTTGTTTTTCTGTTGCCGGTTCTTTTGCTGGGGTTGTTGGCCGGGTTGTTGGCGGGGTGGCTCCGCCTTGCGGGGCGGTTGGCTCTGTCGCGCTTGGTCCTTGTTGGTTGGTGCGCTTTTGCTTGCCTCGTTTCTTATAATAAAGATTCATTCCGCCCTGTCCGTGAGTTGGGTCCGACTCAAAATGAGTTCCTTTCTGAATTGCTGCCTTTTTATATTCAATCGACGGAAATGTTACCAACCAGCCTTCTTTGTTAAATGCTTGGCGTTCCGGAAACTTTCCCTCGTTTTTTAGCATCATCGCTTCAACGCCCTCCATGACAGTTAATTCATCCATTCCTCTGTCAATCATACATTCCATCAATACCACAATGTGGACTGGGTCGTATATGTCTAATATGCCGGAGTTAATTCTATCGTCTATTCCTGCCTCGGTTATAATATTGTCTATAAAAGTATTCACGGGTTTCTCTATAATTATATAAACACTTTGAGTTTTATACCTTTTGACAGACGATTGAACACAAAATAATTAAAAAACTCCTCTTTTTTTACATAAAAAGCGTCTTTTCCGAGCTTGTTTACTACCACAATACCTTCGGTATAATGAATCATGGGCAATAACTCGGCAGTAATCGTTGTACAAGATATCGCCTTGGTGAAATATGAAATCTGTTTCAGGGTTGGAATAGTTATATGTTCAAGTGTGTCCGTCACTCGACTTAAAGTCACTTTCCTCGGTTTATTGCTTTCCATTTCTCGTAGAACTTCCGGACCGTTTTCTATCTTAGCTATGATAACCTTACCATCTATGTGCAGTTTTGCGTAATTTATTGGAGCATCAACCTCGACTTGATTTAGTCGTTTTCCTACAAGTTCTAGCCCAGAGAATACGGTTGTTCCCATTTCTTCCTCGTTTAAATTATCTATAAAATCACAAACATAATCTTTTTCATCCTGACTTGCGGGTCTTCCCTCAAATTTGTGGTCGTCCGTTATAACACTCTTTAGGTAATTTCTGGCATTTTCGTTTTTCTCTAAAATGTGAGTGAGAGCACGCAGCGCCTTTGTGAACATCAAATTTTTGTATCCGTGGATTGACGCGTTCTCTAATTTTATATTTGACCCATCATCCAGAGCCTTTACATCGACAGTTTTGTTTCCGGGTAAAATTAAATCTCCTATATTACTTCCCCCGGAAATGCAACCTCGGAGCAAAAATACAAACGGTATTTCACCGAAATGCAAATTCTTTTTCCTCGAAAGTGAATTTATATAATCAATAATCTCGGAATATTTTGCGTTGTTGTATTCCGCGACCGCCGCTTCCACCGATTCGCAACTATTATACAATTCAGCAAAGCTTGGATTTTTCTTCAATATTTCAATTAACCTCGGTATAACTTCAATGTCAATTTTCTTAAAGTTGTTTCCGACCTCCGAGATTATGTCATTTACCATATTATTAAATATCAAGAAATTTTGATATGCTGCATATCCTTGTAAGATTTTCCAACATAGACCTTAACCGGAAATTTTTCTTGTTCCATAATATTCTTAATTTTACGTATTGTGTCTATTTTATCTTCCTTGTGGACATCGAACAAAATGCTGTCGTATGTATATAATATCGCCTTGGTCTTTTTTGATTCTAAATTATCCAATAATTCTCCCAGAACATCTACTGCCATTTCCGTCTCGAATGCTTGTAATATATAGTTGAATAACTTATTGGGAGTTGCGTCTTCAATATGGCACGCCCTAATCTCGCGTCGGTACTTTGGGGTTTCTATATACCCATTCTCCTCGAAAAATTTCCAGCGGTGGTTTATATATTCTTGAATTTTTGCAAATAGCGGGATGTGCAGAAATTTTTCACTTAGTCCACCATATATCTGGGTGAATGTAAATCCTTTGGCTACTGCAATATCTTCTTCGTTGATTTCCTCTTTGTTGAAATAATACCTCGCCAAGTATTCGTAGGGATTCACCGAAACATCCATCGGGAAATTGACAAGGTGCGCAATCAATCTTGGATGGAATGCGCTATAATCCATCATTATTAATGTGCCCTCATTTCCATATCTGGATACGAAACATTCTCGGCTGTTATCGGATTTATTTAGTGCCGCATAATTGATTCCACCAAACCGGTTGCTTGGTCTTCCGGTCGATGTCAACAAATTATATTGAGAATATATTATTCCATTTTTTATATGTTTTTCTTGCTCGTTTCCAAATTCGTCCACGAAATCGTCGGTAACATACAATCCATTGGACTCCAACCTAGCAAAACAGTTGGTCATTTTATTATTGACGAACATGAGTCCCGGTTCGTCTACCATAGAAATATTCAATGGAAGGGCTCGTTTAACTTTGTCAGAAAAAAGACGTGCGTGTTTGAATAACGGAATACACTTATTTGTATCAGGTAAATTCCGAAATATTGAATTTATGAAACGGTGAGAATTAGTCGTAGCATCGTCATCATCTTCGGTCCCGGTGCTAAGATATCTCAATAGTCGTATATCTAGTAGACCGCAATCTTCTCCAAACAGTTGCGTTACGCTTTTTTTGTCGAACGTATATTTCCTTTGGATTGATGTGGAAAGTGCTCGGCGAATGATATCGAATATCCCCGGCAAAGGAGAAGACTCGTTGTGCTCTATTGGAACACACCACTCCGTGTCCGATGACAGAAAATAGAAAAACAACAAACTTGCACGATTATTCAGATAATGCTTCTGCCCATCTACACACACTACGTCCAATACCAATTGGTCGGTACTTATGTTGGCTGTTAGCAAGGATAAATCAAATGTACTTTCTACAATAGTCACTTAACCAACACTAACCAATAGACTCGATCTGTCAACCAAATTAGTATCCGCGCCAATATTCCAACGGATTCTGCAATAACCTAGACAAGTCAAGTTCTTGTTCTTTTTTTATTCGGTCAATCTCGAATAAATTTTGTTGCGATACTCCTATAATATTAACCATGGAGCTAGACCTGATCGTATCTTTAATTCCCGTAATTCTCCAATTCAAATACACAATTTTGTACAATATTGTATTGATGCTTTTTGCGTCTTCGGGGCGAATTTCCATCAATATATTCTCGTTAACTTTTTTTATAAAAACCCGCGTGAAATATCCATTATTATAATCACTATCCTTTGGATGTGGTTTATTTGTCGAGGGGGATATGCCAGTCAATTTCCCGGAGCTTCCTCCATATTCCGCAGCTATAGCATCATTGTATTTCATTATTTAAAAATTGTCAACGGTCTGGCTTGTGCCGAAATTTCCGTAATCCATATCTTGTTTTCTATTCTTTGGGATACATTGGAAACTTGCCATACTGCCCGGTCATATCCATATGAACTTG